TGTTTCCTTTTATGTGGTTAACAAGTGTTCTTTCTCAGGTCTTTCTGAATCCAGTTCATTTTCCAAGCAAGCAAGCGACAGCAACTTCTCAATGGCAGGGATCGACAAACTGCCCGAGTATCAAAAACTGATTGCTGATTGGAAGATAACTAACTTGTCATACCAACATCTGCTTACAGATGACAAAGCAGTATTTACTTATCTTGATCCTCCTTATGATATTAAGGACAACCTCTATGGGCGCAAAGGATCAATGCATAAAGGATTCGATCACGATACTTTTGCTGTTGATTGTGATTGTTTTGTTGGTCCTCAACTGATCTCCTACAACAGCAGCAACCTCGTGAAGGAACGCTTTGAGGGATGGACAGTTGGAGAATTTGCACATACCTACACGATGCGCTCAGTCGGGTGCTATAATACAGATCAAGCGTCTCGCAAGGAACTCGTCCTTTTTAATTATGAAGTGTGAAGTTACTCTCTACGTTTCTGGCAAGGTCTTCAAGGAAGAAGTCTATGCCCGTGACTATCAGGAAGCACGAGAGGTTGCCCTTGCTCGCAACCCCAACGCTAAGGTGGTGAGTGTTAATGCGAAATTCTAAAGTATGGCGATTGTGGGCAAAAGCACTGGGTGAAAAGTATGGACGAACAGATAGAGAAGCAGATCTTATTGCTGGCATACGCACCCTTATTTTTATTTCTTACCTGGCTACCAACCTTTTTATTATTAGTGGAGTGATTAGACACTGGAATGACGTACCAACTAAAAGACTACCTGTACTCGATCAACCAATCTAAAAAGAATATTCTAGATGATGATATTGATGCTGAGCGAGGGTATCCTCCTTATATTATTAATAGGTGCCTCAGTTCTTTCACTGACACTATCTTGTTTGCCAATGAGATGAACAAGAATCCACATCTTCCCAAGAAGATGCAATATGACTTTTTTATAAATAGTGTGAAACCAAGGAAGCGTTTCTCTCCTTGGGCACGTAAAGATTCTATTGATTATCTTGATTTAGTCAAAGAGTATTATGGTTATAATGACGATAAAGCTCTGCAGGCGCTCAGGATTCTCACCAAGGATCAATTAGATCATATAAAAAAAGCATTGAGCAAAGGTGGTAAGAATGAGCGAAACTGAATTGCAATGGAAATCCGCTGACATGGTACAAGTGGTTCTTAATGAACCAGATGACTTTTTGAAAGTGAGAGAAACACTGACTAGGATTGGTGTTGCATCGCGCAAAGAAAAGAAGATCTATCAGTCCTGTCACATCCTACACAAACAAGGCAAGTATTATATTGTACACTTCAAAGAATTGTTTGCTTTAGACGGCAAGAAAACAAATCTTTCTTTGAATGATGTACAGCGTAGAAATCGTATCGTACAACTTCTAGTTGATTGGGGACTGGTATCAATCTCTGGCGAGAGTCAAGAAAAGATTGCTGATCTTGCACCCCTCAATCAGATCAAGGTTCTTTCTTTCAAAGAGAAAGGTGAGTGGACCTTAGAAAGCAAGTACAACATTGGTCGGAAGAAGCAAGAAGTTGAGTAAACCGTAATGGTGATGGGGGTTTTCACGAATTCCCATTTTCCTTGTTCGGTTATAACTATTAATGTGATGCCTTTGGGGTCACATGCAAACGTCGCTTTTTAAGGACAATGGTTACATTCAATTGGGAAACATACACACCACATTCAATCGGGTTCGATGAAACATTCAGTAGACTTGAAGCTCTTGCGGGAGCAGGAAAGAGTTATCCTCCTTTCAATGTCATTAATGGATCTGATGGTAGAACAATATTGGAAATCGCTCTTGCAGGATTTTCAGCAGGAGATATCGAAGTGGAGACAGAACGAAATGTTCTGACAGTCTCTGCTCGCAAGTCTCGTGAAGATAAAGAACGAGACTATGCACATAGAGGAATTTCCTACAAGACATTCTCTAAGAACTGGCAGATGGCAGATGATGTAGAAGTTGAGAACGTAGAGTTTATTGATGGTCTACTTACTGTTACGCTAAGAAAAGAACTACCAGAGAAACAGAGAAGAAAAAAATGGTTCTAGTTTATGTTATATAATTTTCCTTCTAACTTTATCTTCTGGACAAAAGTTAGAAACCATGAACAATTGAAGAGTAGACTTCTTCCTCAAATATATGAGAATGAAAAGAGTATTACATACTCTGGTGTTTATAGAGATTCTATTACAAATTATTTTGAGGAAGATAATATTCTTGTTGACTTGACAGAACAAGATTATAATGATATTATTTGGGGTCCCTTTAGCGAAATGCTAGAGGACCCCAATTTGAGTATTCTACATAAACCTGAAGAGTCAAAACTTCAGTCCATCTGGTATAATGTATACAGGGACGATCAGTGTTGGCATAAAACTCACACACATCCGTCATCTACATTTTCTGGGATCTACCTTCTGCATTTAGAGGGTACAAACGGCACAGTGTTTTCTCAGTTTGGACATCAATTGTTCCAACAGAACTACGAAACTTCTGGTAACGTAGAAGGAGAAGTAATTATTTTTCCATCTTCTCTGCCGCATACTGTTGTGTCGTTTGGAGACCACAAAGTTTCTATATCCTTCAACATTATGTCTAGAAACAAATCCTATGGAAACTTATTTTGACAAGCAAAACAATCGATGGTAAACTATGTCAGTATCAGTTGTCACTCTAAAAACTGGTGATCGTATTATCACTGAGTTGAAAGAAATCTTCGATGAAGAAGGAGATAACAAACGAGGTATCTGTCTCTTGATGGAAGATCCTTATATCCTAAACCTGGATGGTCAGACACCACAGTATCTGACTGAACAACATGGTATGGAATACCAAGTAAGGTTTAGTAAATGGAATCCTTACACGCCTGACTGGCAGTTTAAGATTCCCTATGATTGTGTCATGACAATCAGCACTCCTGAACCAGGACTGCAAAATGCATACGAACAAAAAATCACGGAGAAAAAGGAACTAGAAAATGACAGAACAGACACAGCAACAGGAACTGAAGACTAATCATAATGTTCGCATTGTGACTCTCACTACTGGTGAGAGAGTTCTTTGTTTGTTCAGTGAAATTCGCACTGAAGATGAAGCGGCTAAAGTTATCGGATATCGTTTGGTATATCCATACACTCTAGAACTTGGAAAACTGAATGAGGATGGAACTATCCCAATTAATTATTCTCGCTGGTGTCCTTTCTCTCCTGTAGAAGAACATCGTCTAAGTGGTGAGCATATTATTAGTGTTGTTTATCCCGACAACAATATCCTTGATAACTTTGTCACTAGACTCAAAGAGATCGGGATTACAGAAAACCAAATTTTCTTTGAGGTAGATGAAAATGGACGTATCCTCGAACCTGATCAAACTGCAGAATGAGTGGATCATTGCTCAAGTAGAACCAGTTGAAGGGGACACCTTGCCAGGTGACCCCGATGTCTGGATGGTAGAACCCTATGTTGTAGACTGTGATGGTCAGATCACTCCATGGGCACCACATGCTGCTGAGCGTGAGTTTAATATCAGGTCTTCGGACTTGACTGTTGTGACCAATCCAAGCAAGCAACTGCTTGCTCGTTATATTGAATGCCTTGAATGAAGTTTTACACTAGTGTTGAGCAAGCAGGCAACCGTCTGCTTGTACGTGGTTATGAGAATGGCAATCGCTACAGCGTCAGGGTTCCTTTCAACCCGACGCTGTATTTGCCTACAAAGAATTATTCTGAATGGAGAACACTTGAGGGTGACTGTGTAGAACCACACAAGTTTGGTTCTATTACGGAAGCACGTGATTTTATCAAGCAATACAAAGAAGTAGATGACTTTGAGATCTATGGAAACTCTAGGTTCTTGTATCAATACATTGCTGAACAGCATCCTGAGGAGGAACTCAAGTTCGACTCCTCAAAGATCCGTGTATTTACGATCGATATTGAAACCGCTGCCGAAAACGGATTTCCAGATATCGAAACTGCCGATCAGGAGATCCTTGCCATCAGTATCAAGGACAGCTTCTCTGGTCGCATTACTGTGTTCGGGGCACGTCCATTCAATAACCAGGACGCCATGGTGGACTACATGCATTTCCGATCAGAAGAGAGCATGTTGGGAGCGTTCCTTGACTTCTGGCAAGCAAACTTTCCAGATGTAATCACTGGTTGGAACGTGCAGTTGTTTGACATGCCGTACATCCACAACCGCATTGATCGTGTGTTGGGCGAGAAGTTTGTAAAACTGCTGTCGCCTTGGAAACTTGTGTCGCAGCGTGAGATCTATATCAAGGGTCGCAAGCAGTTTGCTATTGACACCCTTGGTATCTCTTGCCTTGACTATCTTGAGTTGTATAAGAAGTTCACCTA